AATACGGGAACGGTGCGGGTACTGGACAAAATAAAAACATCACGCACATGTATAAAAGCAGGGGTTAAGCATGTTTTTTAAACTTGTTTACGTGTAACACTTTATTTTGTGTTATAAAGTTATTGTAAAGAAGTGTCTTTATAAGTAATGTTAAGAGGGTTTTTATCTAAACAGATAATTTTCCTCTTTTTTTATTATACGGTGAATGGGTGAAGCCTCCTCGACCAAAACATTTAAGTGATGTTATTGCCTTTGTAACTTAACTAATAAAAAGGGTTGATTTTTTGAGTAGAAATAAAATATATAAAACAAGAACATGGAAAAGACTTAGACAAAAAGTTTTAGATATGGATAAAGGGCTATGCCAACGTTGTTTTGGAAATTATCACAATATTGATAAGAAAAGAATCACTAAAGCAACGGTAGTACATCATCATTTTGAAGTGAGCCAATATCCAGAATATAAATATCAAATTTATGTGAATTTAAATGGTAAGAAACAAAGAAATTTATATAGTTTATGTTTTGCATGCCATGAAATTGTACATAATCATAGACAGCCAAAGAAAGAGGAAAAATGGGATGATGAAAGGTGGGATTGATAATGACAACAGTAAAAAGACCAAGAAAATTAAACTATGCCTCACAGTTAAAATTGCTTAAAACTAAAATAAACGATTCTATTTATAAGAATGATGTTATTGTCAATGCACTTATAAAAGATTTTGAAAGAATGGTAGAAATCAACAATCAATTAATGAAGGAATTAAAGGAAAACGGTTATACAATACAAATGCCTAGTGGTGTAAAACCATCTCCTTGTATAAGTGCATTTAATAAAAATCATAGCATTATGGCTAAGACTTGTACTCAAATACAAGAGTATTTAGATAAGATTGATAGTGGTTTAGGGGAAAGTAAAGGCACTTGGTAAAAACAATTTCAGGTAATTATGATGTTGATAGCTATTTAGAAAAGGTATTAAGTGGTAAACCATATAAAACATGCACAGACTTAAAAAAACTAGCAAGAATAGTTATAAGAGCATTTAAAACGGAAAAACTTTACATTGATGATGAAAAGTATAAATCTTATATAAAAATTGGTGAAGCTATGTTTGAAACGTTGTTTGATTGGCAACGTTTTTTAGTTGTATTAATGCTATGTACTTTTACAGAAGATGGACATCCACGATGGAAAGACCTTCTATGTATGATTGGTAGAGGTGGAGGAAAAGATGGTTTTATTGCATGGATTAGTCTTTGTATGGTTAGTGCAAACAATGAGATTGCTTTTTATGATGTAGATATTTGTGCAAACAATGAAGATCAAGCTATGCGACCTATCAGGGATATTAATGATTTTTTAAACAATCCTGAATATATAAACATTAATAGAAACAGCTTTTATTGGACTAAAACAATTATTAGAGGATTGCAAAATAAAGGCTATATAAAAGGACATACTAATTCACCAAAAGGAAAAGATGGTTTAAGAAGTGGTGCTGTAATTTTAAACGAGATACATCAATATGAAGAATATGAAAATATAAATGTTTTTTTTACAGGTTTAGGAAAAAAACCTCATCCTAGAACGTTTATGTTTACTACAAATGGTGATGTAAGAGATGGAGTTTTAGATCATTATTTAGCAAAAGGAGAAAGCATTTTAAATGAAGAAGTAGATGATAGAGGTTTTTTACCTTTTATTTGTAGGTTAGACAATAAAAATGAAGTGCATGATAAAAGTAATTGGGTTAAAGCTAATCCTAGTCTACCTTATCTACCTGACTTAATGATAACTATTGAGGATCAATACCATACTTGGAAACAAGACCCAATGACTTTGCCAGCATTTATGACTAAGAGGATGAATTTTCCTGAAAGTGCTAGTGAAAATGATGTTGTTGATTATGAATATATTAAAAAAACAAACAAACCTTTAGCCAATTTATATGGTAAAAGGTGCATTGTTGGTATTGACACAAGTATAAGGGGCGACTTTACGAGTGTTAGTGCAATTTTTAGAGTAGGGCAAGAAAATCATGTAATAAATCATACTTGGGTATGTGTTCAATCAAAAGATTATGCAAGAATAAAATTTAAAGGTGAATTTCCTAATTTAGTCAATCAAGGGTTAATTACTATGGTTGATGAACATGAAATATCACCTTTATTAATTGGTGAATATATACAGGAACTAAAAAGAGATTATGTTATTCAAAAGGTTGCGATTGATGATTTTAAATATTCAATTTATGAAAGAGTTTTAAGAGAATTAGGTTTTAGTAGAGAATTGAAAAATTTAAAGCTTGTTAGACCTAGTGATATAGCAAGGATTATTCCTGTTATAGAAAGCAAATTTAAAAATGAGTTGTTTGTCTGGGGTGATAACAAAATGTTGAGATGGGCGACTAACAATACAAAAGTTATTCCTTGGAAACGCAGTACAACAGGCAATAATGATTTAGGTAATAAATTATATGCAAAGAAAGAAGCTAAAAGTAGAAAGACAGACCCTTTTATGAGTTTGGTACATGCTATGACATGCGAAAGTGAACTTGTTGATTATGTACCAATTAAGGAAAGTTTAAGAAGGGTAAGGACATATTAAGGTGGTGATTAAGTGGGGCTTTGGAAAAGTTTTTTAGATATCTTATTTGAAGATGAAAACGAGGTCGATATAAGCACAGTTAAGATTTCTAGTGATTATATGACTGATTTATGGCAGTATAAAATGGCTTTACATGTAGTAAGTGAAAGAATAGGAGCAATTTTAAGCAAATGTGAAATAAAAACCATTCTTAAAGAAGATGTTACTTATGGTGATACGTGGTTTTTGCTTAATTATGAGCCTAATCCTAATCAATCAGGATGTGAATTTATGAAACAATTAGTACACCAACTTATTTTTAGTCCTAAACATGAAGCTTTAATTGTAAGAGTTAAAGTAAATGGTAAAGATAGACTATATGTAGCTACTGATTATGAAGAAAATGACATGGAATTATATGACAGAGTTTATACAAACGTTGTTATAAATACTAAAGGTGAAGGTAAAGGTTATAAATTGAGAGATATATTCACCACAGATAAAGCAATTAAAATAAAGTATGTAAATAGTGGTTTGACATATATTTATAATCAAATGAAGTCCACTTATCAAAAAATGATAAAAAATGCCTTATCAGCAGGTACTTTTACTCAAAAATATGTACTTGAACTAGATAATACAGCAGAAGCTGATCCTGATTTTAATGAACATTTACAACAACTATTAGATGAAGATTTTGAACAGTTTATAAAAGGTGAAAACGCAATATTACCTTTATATAATGGGATGAAATTAGAAAGAAAAAGCAATGCACAAGAAGTATCGCAAAATGCCTCTATTTCAAATGATAGTATAAATAAACAAAATAAAGAGATTTTAGGGCTGGTAGGACAGCCTTTTAATATTCCTTTAAGTGTTATGTTAGGAACTTATGAAGAAAATGATATGGATGATTTTTTAACTTTCTGTATTGATCCATTAGCAGATTTAATTAGTGAAGCTTTTACTAGGAAAATGTTTTCAAAAGATGAAGTTAAAAAGAAGTCATATATTCAAATGGACACTAAGAAAATTAAACACTTTGACATTTTAACTGTTTCAAATTCAATTAATAAGCTTATTTCAAGTGGAGTGTACACCATCAATGAAATTAGAGGAATACTAGATGAAAAGCCAGTTGATAGTGAAATTGGCGATGTACATTGGATTACACGCAATTATGCAATAGTAGGGGATTATATCCAAGAACAGCAAAATTATGCTGTACAAAAAGGAAAAGAAGATGAAGAAGGAGCAGATGATGAAGAATAGATTAGAGTTTAAAGCAGAAAACAAACATATTGACATCAAGATATATGGAAATATAGGGCGATCTTGGTGGGATGAAGAAGAAAAAATAGAAAACAATGTAACAAAAGTTAGTGATTTAGAGCGATTGTTAAATGAAAATAAAAATTCTAATACCATTGACATTTTTATTAATTCAACTGGTGGTAGTGTTTTTGAAGGTGTAGCAATATATAACATTTTAAAAAGGCACAAAGCATATAAAAGAGTTTTTATTGATGGTTTTGCATGCAGTATAGCAAGTGTTATTGCTATGGCTGGAAATCAAGTTATTATGCCTAAATCAAGTTTAATGATGATTCATAATGCTTGGACTATTGCTATTGGAAATGCAAAAGAATTTAGAAAGACAGCAGATGACTTAGATGTAATAAATGAACTTATTATTAATGCTTATAAAACAAAGGTAAACATTAGCGATAAAAAACTAAGAGATTTACTAGATGAAGAAAGCTATTTAAGTGCAGATGAATGTTTGAAATATGGTTTATGTACAAAAGTTGAAGAAGATGAAGAAGATACACAAAACAAAGTAGAACTTGCACTTAATGAAACGGTAAAAACGTATAGCAACAAGTTGGAACAGCTTGAAACTATAAAAAATGCAATTAAAGAACTTACAGCTAATGAAAGTGAGATTGTTGAAGTAGAGCCTGACAAAGAAACTTTAAAAGTGGAGGATGGTAAAGAAACAGAAACAATCAAAGAACTGGAAGAAGATGTAAAAGAAAACGCAAAGAAACAAGTAGAAGAAGTAAAAGACAATCTCTTAAAGAGATTTTTTAATTTGGAAGAAAAGGAGTAAGAAAAATGAATAAAGAATTATTAGCAAAAGAACTACAAGAGAGTATTCAAAACGGTGATACACAAGCATTTATAAATCAAATGGTAAAATGGGCAGAAAACGCAGAAGAAAAAATGCTAGAAAAATTTAATGCGCTACAAGGAATAACAGATGAACAAATTCTTGCTAGTAGAGGTGTATATTCATTAACAAGTGAAGAAAACACATTTTACAATAGCTTAGTTGATTCAGTGCAAAACAATGTTACTAACTTTGAGATTTCATTCCCAGTAACAACAATTAATAGAGTTTATGAAGAAATTAAAACAGAACATCCATTATTAAGCAAAATTGATTTTATTAATAATCAAGGTTTAACAGAATGGCTAATTACTAGCGATGTTTCTAAATTGGCGACTTGGGGCGACTTAGTAGATACTATAACAGCTGAAAATTCAGCTACAATTGCTAGAATCCAATTTGCACAGTTTAAATTAAGTGCATATATGCCTATTCCTAAAACAGCAGTTGAACTAGGTTTAACATGGCTTGATGTATATGTAAGAGCAATCTTAACAGAAGCAATCGCATATAAATTAGAAGATGCAATTATCAACGGTACAGGACAAAAAATGCCAGTTGGTATGATGAAAACTGTAAATATAGCAGAACAGCCATTACCAGCAGTTGATAAGACAGCTACAAAAATAACTGACTTAGGAATTAAAACATTAGGCACAATTGCAAAAGAATTAACTAATGGTGGTAAGAGAAAAGTAGGAACAATGTTAATGATTGTTAATCCTCTTGATTACTATGACAAAGTATTGCCTGCAGTAACTATGCAAACAGCTAATGGTGAATACGTACAACGTTTTGCATTGCCTGTAGATGTGGTTGAAAGTGTAGCTTGTCCAGAAGGCAAAGCTATTTTTGGAATTGCTAAAAATTATTTTGCAACATTAGGACTTGGTAAAGAAGGAAAAATTGAACACTCTGATCATTATAAATTCTTAGAGGATGTAAGAACTTATAAAACTAAATTAGTATCTTATGGAACACCAAAAGACAACGCAAGTTTTGTTGTAAGAAACATTGCAGATTTAGAAGAAGCTACATTTAAAATTGTTGATGTAACACCAACTACACCATAAAAGAAAGGTAGGGAAATATGGTTTTAACTAGTGAACAAAAAGAAACCTTGCTAGAGGAAGTTAAAGCCTTCCTTAATATCACATGGCAAGATGAACATACAGATACTAAAATTATGAATTTTATTAATAGTAGTATTTCAAGACTAAATGCTATAGCTGGTTTAGACCTTGATTATTCATTAACAGATGACACTTTAAGCAAGTATGAAAAACAAGCAAATCAAATGGGAAAAGAATTGCTGTTAGTTAGATGTTTTTATCTTAATGAAAAAGCACATGATGATTTTGAAGAAAATTACAAACGTGAATTATTATCATTGTCCAGAAAAGGTAGAGTTATTAATAGGATTAAGGAATTAGAAAATCATGCTCCATAATAATAAAACTTGGGATAATAGTAATTTAAGAGATGTGCAGAAAACATTTAATGATGGACTTGTATATGTGTATAAAGCGAAAGAAAGAACGTTGATAGAAGAAAAAGGGTATTTTCATTTCTCAAATGAAACTGTAGGAGTTAAGACTTCTTTTGATAATTATATAAATAAAGATGTTATCGAAAAAGCTATTGGAATACCAAAAATGGATGGAATTGTACCACAAGACATAGTTAAGATTGATAATGTGTTTTATAAAGTTGTAAAGACACAAAGAAAAGACAATAAGAAACCTAACTTTTTAAAAGTTTTCTTAAAAGAAGAAAAGATAAAATATGAACTTAACTAAATTAGAAACCGACTTAAAAGCATTAGGCTTTGATGTTTTTATTAATCATACAACTACAGAAGATGTGGTAGATGATACATTTATAGTTATTTTAGAAAATGGGAGTAGTAATGCTGTCTATGATGATAAAGTCTATGTAAAAGGCGATTATTATTCAGTCATTTTACATGCTTATGAAGAAAAGAAAGCAAAAGAAAGTCAATTAGAAAACTATTTTGACATTAATAATATTGTTTGGAGTAAATCACAAGGCTATATAGAGGACTTGTTTTTATTTACAACGCAATACGATTTTAAACTATGGCAATTGTAGGAAAAATTGATTTATACTCTCAATTTAAAAAATACATTGATGGTTATGAAAATGAAATTACAGAAGAATTGAGAAAGCAAGCACAAAAGACAGCTAATGAAGGTAAAGAATTAATCAGGTATACAGCACCTGAATCTTATAAAAAATATAAAACAAAAAAACATTATGTAGAAACCTTTATCGTAAAAAGAAGTAAAAAAGGGAGTACAAATGATGTGGTTTTATGGAATAGAAACTATCGTTTGTCGCATTTAATAGAAAGAAATCATAGATGGAGTAACCAATGGGGAACAAGGACAGGATGGACTAAAAAGAACGTTATTTTTCCATGGAAAAAGACAGAAGAATTTATGATTGATGATTTCTATGAAAGGGCAATTACAACTATAGAAAAAATAAATAAGAAAAGGAGTAAGAAATGAGTAAAGTAAAGTTTGGATTAAAAAACGTACACTTAGCAAAAAGAACTGTTGCGGAAGGTGTAGTATCCTATGCAACACCAGTAGCTTTTGAAGGTGCTAAATCATTAAACGCAGATCCACAAGGTGATAAAAAAGAGTTTTACTATGATGATGTTGTTTATTATTCAACACAAAGTAGAGCAGGTATGGAAGGTGAGCTTGAAGTTGCAGATGTACCTAAATCAGTTTTAATAGATTTCTTAGGGTATATAGAAGATACGCTAGGGCAATTAGTACAAACTAGTGATACAGGTGAAAGTTTTGCATTGCTATTCCAAGTAACTACAGATACACAAGCACGTAAGATGTGCTTTTTTAATTGTAGTTTTGGACAGCCAAAAGAAGAATACTCATCAATTGAACAAGATGTTGAATTACAAAATACAGTTATTCCATTAAAAGTGCATGGAGAAAATGTTGATGGAAAGCTTATTACTAAAGCACAAGCAGATTCAACGGCTACAAATTATGACACATTCTTTAATGCGGTAGCAGTACCAACATTTACCCCACCATCACCATAATTTAACAATTGAAGGAGGAAAATAATGCACAAATTAAAAATTAATGGAGTTGAATATCCTATTAAATGCACAGGAAAAACATTAAGAATTTATCAGGAAGAATTTAATTTAAATTTATTAAAATCAATGCAAGAACTTGATGTAGTTTTTGATGATTATATTGAAACTTTTAAATTATTGTATTCATTTATGAAAACAGCAAATGAGAACATTCCTGACTTTATTTCCATGTTAGATAGCATAGAAGATGTTAGGGAAATTCTTAATGATGAAAACTTAACTGAATTTATAAAAGCATTTAATAAAGATACAACACCATCAGTTTTGCCTAATGAAAAAGAGGAAAAACAGGAAAAAAAAGCGAAGAAATGACATATCACAAACTTATAATATCGTGCTTAAAGATAGGGTTATCAATGACAGAGTTTGAAACCTTAAAACTAGGCACGATTTTAAGTTTGATTAATGAATATTCAAATCAAATAAGAGAAGTAAAAACAGAAATTCAACAAGATAAAAAAGAGTATATAAGAGAAGCAACTCAAAAAGATATAGATAAATTATTTGCGTAAAAGAAAGGAGATTAAATGAATGACACAAAATCAAAATGTTAAAGGTTTACATATACCTATTAGCTTTTCTACAAATGAACTAAATAGAAGCATATCACAAGTTAGAAATTCATTTAATCAAGCAAATAAAAGCTTACGAGATGTACAGAAAGCTTTAAAACTTGATCCTAAAGGATTAAAAGGTGTAGTTAATGAAACAGGGCTTTTAGAAAAAAGTTTAAGAGAAGCACAAGTACATTATGAACTTTTAAATAGAGAATTAGCTGTTGCAGAAACAGCGGGTATAGATAAATTAGGAAAAGAATTTAGCGATATTGTATTAAAGATAGGACATGCTAAACGAGAGGTAGATAAATTTCAATTAGCATTAAATATGAAACAAAACCTTGATAAAGGTATAATTGGACACCTTGATAATGTAAGGCTTGGAATAAGCGAAATCGCTAAAGAACAAATTAAATGGGGAAATGTAGCCACTAAAAGTATTTCAGTTATGGATGTTGCATTAGGAAATCTTATTGCAAGAGGAATAGCAGGAACGATTAGAGGTTTAAAAAATATAACAAAAGAAAGCTTGAATTTGGGTATAGGGTTTGAAGAAGCAATCGCAAACTTAAAAGCTTTATATGGCGATGAAATCACTAAACAACAAATGCAAGATATTATAGATAAAGCAAAACAATTAGGACAAACAACAGTTTATAGTGCTACAGAGGTTGCAGAATCAATGCGTAGTATGGCTTTAGCTGGTTATGATAGTGTAGATACTATTAATGCTATTGAAGGTGCATTAAACTTAGCTAGTGCTTCTGGTGAAGATTTTGAAACAGTATCAAGTATTATGGTTGATGGTTTAAAAGCATTTGGTTATGGCACACATGAAGCTACTAAATTTGCCGATTCATTAGGTTTAACAGCAGTTATTACAAATGCTGATGTTAAAGATTTAGGTGAAGCACTATCTTATGTAGGTGCGGTAGCTGGTACTTTTAAATATGATGTTAATGATGTAAACGTTGCACTAGGGGCAATGGCTAGTACAGGGATTAAAGGTTCTATGGCTGGTACAGCTTTAAGACAGATGATATTAAGGCTAGCTAACAATACAAGTGGAGCATTAGACACATTTAAGTCATTAGGCGGTGAATTTTATACCGTAGAGGGTAAAGCTAGACCATTAATTGATGTTTTAAACGATTTAAGAGAAGGTATAGCTGGCTTAACAGATGAACAAAAAGCCAATGTTTTAGCTACTATTGGTGGGCAAAGAGCAATCACAGGTTTAAGTGCTATTGTTTCAATGAACGCAGAAGGTTGGGAAGATATAAGCAATCAATTGCATAATAGTGCTGGTGCTGTAGAAGCTATAGCAAAACAAAGATTAGATAATTTGGCTGGGGATATTAAGTTATTAAAGAATAATTTAGATGATGTGAAACTAGATGTTTTTGAAGAAATGAAACCATCTTTAAGAGAACTTACACAAGAAATGACAAAGTTTATTAAAAGTGGCGACATGAAAAAACTTTCAAAAGGTTTCGCAGATTTAGGTATTTCAATAAGTAAAAATTTAATAAAAGGCTTGGAGTTTACTTCTAAACATTTTGACACTTTAACAGCAAGTGCAAAAGTTTTAATTCCTACATTAATAACAGCTAAGGGTGCTTTTAGTGTTTCTAAAAACATTTTAGCTATGGCAAACGCAAGTAAAATGACAGATGTTGCGATACAAAGTTTAGGGACATCATTAGGGAAAATTGGTTTAGCTTCCGTTGCCGTTGTAGGTGGTATTGCGTTATTAAAAGCTGGGTTTGATAATTTTAATAAAAACTACCAGGAAAGTGTTCAATATATTACTGATACTACCAATGCTATTGAAAGCAATAGACAAGCGATAATTAATAATGCACAAGCCACAAAAGATAGCATAGATAAAATAAAAGCAAGTGCTGTAGTTGATAAATCTATGTTGGTTGAACTAGATAGATATGTAGATAAAAATGGGGAAATTAAACAAGGTTATCAAGAAAGAGTAGATTTTATTCTTACTGAATTAGCTGGGGCTTATGGTATTGAGTATGAAATTCTTGATGGTGCTATTCTTAAATGGGATGAATTAAAACAATCTATTAAAGAAGCAAGCGAAGCTAGAATGATAGAAGCTATCGCTACAGCTTATCAAGAAGAAATAATAGCAGGTATAGCGGAACAAGGAATAGCAAAAGAAAACCTTAATAAAGCCTATGAAAATGAATTGATTTTAATTAAACAAGTTAGAGATGATTTAGAATCAATGCAAGGAGGAAGTTATTGGACACATAGACAAGATGAATATCAACAATTTTTGAAAATGAGCTATGGTGAACAATTAAAATATGTAAAAGAATCAGAAGCTTTATGGGGAATGGCTAATAATGAATATCTAAAAATTAATGCAGAAATTGAAAATAGTCATCAAGCATTAAGAGAATCAATGGAAGCAGTTAGCAAAGCACAAGAAAATTTAAATATAGTGTTAGATGATGGATTTGATGGTTATGAAAGAATTAATTCAGTCGCAATCACTTTTAGAGAAAAAACACTTGAAGAATTAGAATTATTAGCTATAGATTATCAAAAAAGAATAACTGATATTAATAATGAGATATCTAATAACTTTGGAAAAGATAATGCTGGATTAGAAGCAGTTAAAGATGATTATATAAGAGTTTTGCAAGATATAGATGTTGAGATAGCTAGTAGAAAAGATTCAAATTTAATTATTGGTGCAGAATTGGATACTACTAACTTTTATAACACCATTGATACACTTGATTCTACAATCGCTAATAAAGGAATGATGGTAAGAAGGCAAATAATTGAAAGTGCAGAACAAGGTACAAGAGGTGCAAGTGAAACTATAGATAGAGAAAGACCTATTATAGAGAATAAAGCACAAGCTATGGGTGGTGGTTATTCTTTAAAACTTGCAGAAGGTATCAATTATAATGCTTTAGGAGTTAAATCAGCAGTTGAAATAATGAGTGAAAATGCTTTATCAGGAAATAAACTGACAGAAGCAGAAGGTATAAAAGGCGGAATTGAATATACCAGAGGAATAACAAGTGGTATAAATTCTGGGGCTTGGAGTGCTATTCAATCAGTAGTGGCTATGGCAAACGCAATGAATGTAGCATTTAGAAATACATTAGATATTCAATCTCCTAGTAAAGTTGGATATGAAAGTGCATTATGGTATCCTGCTGGAGTAGTTAATGCTATAAGAGATAGTATTCCTAATGTAGTTAATGTAACATCTCAATTTGCAAATGCAATTGATGAAACTATGTTTAATGCAAGAAAAACATCAATAAATGCTATGCAGTCCGTAGGAAAAATTAATTATGAAACTGATATCTCAAATATGTTTATAAATGCACTATCCAATCTACAATTAATTATAGAAGCATATATCGATATGGATGGGCGACCTATAGCAAATCATATTTCAAGAATACAAGGTATGCAAATCAAGAGAGGTGTAACATGATAGAAAAAAGATTAATAAGACATATACCATTAAAGCAATCTATCAAAATTACTGTGGAAGGTAATTATGTTAATCTTGATGATTATGGTGCATTGCTTGTAGGTAAAAAAACAAAAGTTAATTCACCTGATATAAAAACAGAAAAGGCTGTAAAAGCCTTTTTTCCTTATATTACAGAAATTATTGATAAGAGTGATGATCTTGAATTAACTTTTTTAATTAGCGGTTATAGTCATGATGGTATCTGGAAAAAGTTTAGAAAATTAAGCAATTTACTAAGAACTTGTACTATTGAATTTGGGAGTGAAGATTATCTTTATGAATGTATCTTAAAAGACTATGACCATAAATTTTTAAGTTGGAATGAGTTGGAAATGACAGTTAGTTTTGAAACAATGTGTTTTAGTCATGAGATGACTTACAATGTTTCAAATGGTTATGGTATGTATACAATTGATGGTGCTAAAGAAACGCCAATTAACTACAGTATTGTAGCAAAAGAAAATGTTGTTAATGCTAAATTAAATGATATCACTATAAAAAACATGAATAAAAACGATGTTTTAACAATAGATGGTTTAAAGTGCCAAGTTAAATTGAATGGCGAAAATGCAATTGATGATGTAATCATTTATGAATTTGAAAGAGCATTAGGAAAACATGTTGTAACTTATGATAATCTTGATTTAGAAGTAAAAATGAGTTATAGGGCAAGGTGGTAATATGAAAATAAATAATGTGTTTTTTAATGGTGATTATTCTATTGAACACCTTGACAATGGTTTAAANACTCTTTCTTTTAAAATATATACAAATGATATTGCATANAATGAATGTATTCCTGAANCGATAGTTGAAGATACATTATTTTATAAAATTAAGTCGGTAGATGATAATGGTATGTATTTAATTGTAGATTGTGAATTAAATTTAAATACATTTAAAGAAACTAAACAAAAGACTAGAAAGTTTGAAAATTTAACTTTATTAGAAGTATTAAATATGGTAAAGAAAGACTATACATTGATAGGTACTTTTAAAGAAGAAAGAAAAACTTTTGAAGTAAATAATAGTAGTAAATACGATGTGATTATGGAAGCACAAAAACAATATGGTGCTTTTTTTGAATTTGATAATAAAGCAAAAACTATAACTATACAATATCAAGATGAAATAGAATATAGAGGTTTGTATATTACAGAACAGTTGAATATTATTAGTACAGATAATCAAAGTGATACTTATGAATTTTTTACAAGGATATATGCACTTGGCAAAGATGATATTACTTTTGCAAGTGTTAATGAAGGAAAAGATTATGTAGAAGATTTTAGTTATAGTAATGAATTAATAAGTGGGATTATTGTTGATACAACTATTAGTGATCCTAATACATTATTAAATTTAGCTACAAATACATTAGCAGAAAAAAGCAAACCATGTGAAAGTTATACGTTTCAAGTTTTTAATTTATCTAAATTAAGTAAAGATGACTATTCACTTAAAGATGTAAAGGTAAATGACATTGTTAAATATA